GCGCATGGGATTTGAAATTCTGCGGGTATGACCGGTGGAACTCGTCGGACCTGGTACAAAGCTTAGACGATGCGCTTGGTGTCGTGTATGTTCCTGGTAAAAATGGAGGCAATTACTCCTATGAGAATGTCATGCAGAAATTTGGTCAAGGGTTTAATTCAATGAGTACCCCAACCAAGGAATTTGAAAAGCTTTGCATTGACGAAGTGTTGCAACACGATGGAAACCCTGTCACAGCGTGGATGCTAGGAAATGTGGCAATCTCAATGAGTCCGTCCGGTGATATAAAGCCTGACAAGCAAGCAAGTAAAGATAAAATTGATGGAGTCGCATCGATGGTAATGGCCACAGGGCAGTACCTGGCATGGCATAATTTATTAACCGCAAATCAAGGCGTAGCAGTATGGTAGATATTTCAATAAATCAATTAGAATTAACCAGATCGGCATATCTGACCATCGCAGATCAGTTTATTAAAAATGGAATGGGACTTTATGAGGCCTATGAAGCCGTTGAAAAAGCAACCCAAAAAAAGGGATTGAGTTCAAGATATTCAAGCTTCGATTCTTTTAAAAATGCTCGCCAGAGAGAAATTACAAAACAGCTTAGAAATAGTGTGCATTGCTAACTCTTTTGATCAGGGTTATTTCTGAATTTCGTAAAATTTAATTCGTTTTGGCAAATTGGTTCACAAATCTATTTAGCTCTGTTAGTTCAGAGGAAAGATCGGGGTATTCTGCAATGTCAGGCGATCCCTTTGCTCCTTTGTATGAACAGTTAGGACTTGAAGGGATTACTGTAAATGTGAATGCCAGAGCCGCCATGGGAATTTCTACCTTTTTTGGGTGCGTTCGGCTTATTTCAAACCTTACAGCCACCACGCCTTTCGCGGTTTACAAGGAACTGGAAGCTGGCGGAGCAAAAAGAGAGAAAGGTCATCCCTTGGATTATTTGCTGACAATTCGGACAAATGATCAGATGGCACCAATAATTGCCATGCGAACAATGGTATTAAACTGTATAGTTCACGGTTTTTCCATTGCACGTATAGACAAGAACGGTAGGAATCAGCCGATATCAATTTTTCCGTTTCCTTCTCAAAATGTAGGCATTCTGGAAGATCCGAAATCGACAAGGGTTTTCTTTCAGGTTGTTGAAGATGGAGAACTGAAATACTATGCTGAGGATGAGGTTATTTATCTGAAAGATTTAAGCTTCAACGGCATCAAAGGGGGATCGATCATCAAATGGCAGGACGCAACGATCAAATTGGACCTTTTAACGGGAGGATTTGTCCAAAAATACTACGAGAAAGGGACTTTCATAGGGGGTTTCTTAGAGACTCCGATACCTGCAAATGATGCAGAATCGGCCAGAATTACGAAAGAAAGAGTAGTTGAATCGCTTGAAGGCGGTAAAAATGGCGGTTTTGGCTTTGCCGTTTTAGGTCCAGGCATTAAATGGCACCCTGTATCCAGAACGCCGGTTGAATCTGAGCTGATTAAGATTTTTGATAAATCAGACCGAGATATTGCAAAAATGTTTGGAGTTCCGCTTTCATTGATTGGAGATACAGAAAAGACGACCAGCTGGGGTACAGGAGTTGAGCAAATGTTTATTGGATTAACCAGATCTGTGATTATCCCGATTGCTACGCAAATCGAGCAGGAGGTTAATTACAAGTGCTTTCGAAGAGACGAATTAAAGGCTGGTTATTATACAAAATTCAATTTCAAAGCTCTGTTACGCGGCGATTCTGCTGCATATGGAGAATTCGTAGCCAGGATGATACAGATTGGAGTCTACTCGCCGGATGAGGTTCGGGCACTTGATGAGATGAGTCCTATACCTGGCGGATGGGGTGCAAAACATTACATGCAGGGAGCTATGGTTCCTATGGAAAGATTAGGAGAAGTGACCAATAATAACAATTTAAGCAATGATACAGGAAAGACGATATCTGCCGCAGATAGCAGCGGAAGTTCGGGCAGTGACTGATGAAAATGGAGTTAATCACATTCCTGGTAAAGGCATTGTCTTTAATCAGTGGTCTAGAAAACTCGGATGGTTTAAAGAAAAAATTGACCCTTCCGCATTAGCTTTTGCTAATATGGAAGAAATGAAATGTTTTTTCAACCATGACCCAAATTACACCCTTGCAAGTCTGAGAAATAAAACTGTCGAGCTTTCAATTTCTGAGACGTCATGCGACTACGATATTATTGCTCCTGACAACCAAACAATTAGAGATATGGTGCTCGCTCCAATTATTCGCGGAGATGTTACGGGTAGTTCTTTCATGTTTGATATTGCAGAGGACGGTGACGAGTGGGATATGGGGCCTGACGGGGTTTACCTTCGGACAATTTATAAGATTGAAACAGTATATGAAATGGGGCCTGTTTCGATGCCGGCATATCTACAAACATCAACCAGTCTGGTGAGTAGATCGCTTGATGAAGTTATCGCCATGACAAGAAAGATAGAATCTCAATCCAAAAGACAAAGAGCACAGGTACAAACCCTCCTGCTTCAATAAATAAAAATCTTCATCAACAAATAATTATTAAATAATGGGAAAGCTTAAAGACTTGCGCGACCAACGCGCGGTGAAATTTGAAGAAATGCAAACTGCGTCGAAAGTCGGTGAGGCTGAAAAGCGCGACCTAACAGATGCCGAGTTTGATACTTTTAAAGCTTTAAAGCAGGAGGTTCTTGACTTGGATGCTAAAATCGAACGTCAGGAAGAAATTGAAAATATCCCTCTTGCTCGCGCCGCTGCCGCTGGAAAAGTTGCCGGTGCACCTGCGGATACTTCAACGTATTCAGAGGGAGACAAAAAGGATCTTCGGGGGTTTAATTTGATGCGCGCCATTCAAATGAAAGCTCAGAAGCAGACAATTGATGGTGTTGAGGGCGAGGTTCTTGTATTGGGAGAAGCTAATGCCAGAATGAATGCAATCGAACCTTCGGAAGAAGCTTTTTATGTGCCTGCAGAATTTATGCAGCGCAGGGGGCAATCTGTAACTCTGCAAACCACAAATGTGGGTGACCAGGGGGGTGTGTTAGTTCCGACGGATATCATGCCACTTCTTGACACGCTATGGGCGCAAACATGGCTTAAAGAAGCAGGTGCTCGCTTCTTAACCGGATTGACAGGTAACCCACGTTTCCCTGTTCAAACTACAAAGCCAACTGTTTCCGAGTTGACTGAAATTCAGGAAATGGGGTACACTGAAATTCTGTTCAGTGATTTCGGTATGACACCAAAACGACGCGGAGTAACAATCCCGATTTCTAAGCAATCAATCTTGCAGGCTTCTGTTGATATCCAGGCATTGGTTATCGAAAATATCTCGATGGCACTTGCTCAGTATATGAACGTTGAGGCTGTCGGTATTTTGCTTGGTGCGATCACTGCTGGAAATGGTAACCTGCTTGCCCTTGGAACCAACGGAGCTGTACCAACATACAACAATTTGGTTGATCTTGAAGCTCTGGTTGACAGCAAAGATGCACTTCGGTACTCGCCAAAGTATTTAACGAATTCTAAGATGAAAGCTGTCCTTAAAAAGACGCAAGTTTTCACTGGAACCAACGGTGAGCCAGTTTGGGGAAAAGGAAATATTTTGAACGATTATCCAACAATCGTATCAAACTTGATTCCGTCCAACCTGACAAAAGGTACTGCTACTGCGATTGCATCTGCAATCATTTTCGGAAATTTCTCCGACTTATATGTTGGTCTTTGGGGTGGCGTAGAGTTTATCGTGGATCCATTCTCTGCTAAGAAAAAAGCACAGACTGAAATCACAGCGAACACTTTCTACGACATCAAAGTTGCTCGTAATGAATCATTCGCTGGTATCAAAGATGCCTTAACTGCATAATCAAATGAAAGTTAAAATAACAAAATTCCACCCATTGGTTTCTCACGAGGTTGGCGAGGTTGTAGAGCTCGAAGACGCTTTTGCGAAAAAACATATTGAGGCTGGATTCGCGGAAGCCGCCAAGGGTGGAAAATCCGCAGAGGGAAAATCAG